CGGCTTGTCCGCACTATGAACGTCTTCAGTACTTTTGCCAGTACCAGTGATGGTACTGACATAATACTGCTTCGCATTCTGCGAAGGGGCCAGATCGTTAGCGAGCACGATGGACGGGGCCGTAAAGGTCGAGTTCACCGCGGTCGCAGACGAATGAGTACCAGCAAAGTCCATAAGGACTCCTATGTAGTAAGGTTAATCAGAGGTTTGAGAGCTTCTGAACGGCTGACCGGTTCGCAGTAAAAAGCGCTGCCAAATTAATCCATTTTTTGGACAACAGTGACGGCGCCTCAAACTGGAAAGACGGCGTAAACGAGGCATTATAGAGCTTCCGCTCCATAAGAGTCCTCGTCCATACAGCCGGGCCTGCAAGGCTGATCGACTGCTGCCTATCAAGCATCCAAGACGTAGTTACGCCACCGCAAAGGTAAGACGTTACGGTTAGCGTAGAAACGCTATCGCAACGTAACCCGCGAGTGGCGAAACGCACGCCTGAATAATTAATAGACAGCGAGTCGGCAATATCACCAATATTGGTGAAATAATCCGCAATGAAGGAGTAAGGAATCAGGTTCCAAACGGTGGGTACGAAACTCCTAAAACCAACACCGAAGTCATCTATCGCCGTCTGACGATCAGATGGTAATGAAACCACTGCTCGATAGATAGCAGATAGCTTGACCTCGTTTTTGATTAAATAGGTGAAAGTAGAGCCACCGATTGTGACTGACCCCTCAGAAGAAGATGAGGAAATAGGCTCAGCTGCATCAGCATAAGCTCTCCTACGAGGAGGGCGATACGCCAAGTTAGCAAGAGCTTTAGCCCCATCCTTAATGTCCTGTATGAGTGGAAGCCACCCATACTGGAACTCCAACCACGTATCAGCCACCGCTTTGTTCCTGCGAGGAATTGTCCGTTGTTTGGAAGCACGCGAAGATGCGTGCTTTAGATAACTAGACAACCCCTCGGTAAGGGACTTTAGCGGATGTCTGATTTGTTGGATCGCTTCGCCAAGTTCACCAAGAAATACACCACCCTGGAAAGAGTGCTGTATCCCGGCAACTTGAGAAGCCATCCGAGTGCGGGCCTTGTTGTCAACTTTTGATATATCTTCGAGCGACGGAGCAGGGGGGCGAGTAAGGTAAACACCTGGATCGCCATCCAGCCCACCACCAGAATACTGAGTATGACTATCGCCAGGGTACTTACCGGACCCGCTATAAGCGAGTCTGATATTAGATCCTTGATAGCGCTCAGCAGAAACGTAGAGGTCTGATCCAGCATATTGTCCACGAGATATTAACTCCTTATGGTTGGGGATTGAATAAGGGTCATATGTGATGACAGCACCATTCTGAACGGTGCTGGCAGCATAACGAACCTTGTTCTGACCACCATCCAAAGAGGAGATAGTAACCTC